TATGTATAGAATGTTTAGCAGAAGATTATTCAAAATTGACAGTATTTTTTATGCCAGATTCAGATGAAGTACCTACTGCTAAACAGATACTTGAGTATGAAAAAATATCTGAAATTGCATACAAAGCTGGCTTAATCAAAGGATTAAAGTTGAATAAAGACATGGTGTTTACTTTTGAGGATATGAAAGGTTATTTTGATTGGCATAAAAAACAAGGATATGTTAGTCATAAACCAGAGGATATGGATGAATATATCCAATCCCTACAACAACCAACAGAAATAGAAGTTGAGATTGAGATGCGTGAAGATTATCTTATGTGGAAGCACTCTGATATAGAAAAAATGTCTGATTGTTTAGTACCAAAACTTGACTCAGAAGGATATTTAATACTTAAAAAGATTTGATATGGAAACAGCAATGCAACAGCACATCAACTGGTTAAAAGGATGTATAGAGATAACTACAGAACAAGCTCCCATCATGGAGAAGACACTGATGCTGTGTCTGAAGGATGCAGAGTCGAGGCTTGATGCTGAGAGGGAGCAATTAGAAAAACTTAAAGATTTTGATACATGGAAAGAATGGAAAAACAAACAGCAATAGAATGGTTGGAGCAAAATATGCCAAATATTAGCAATTATATACCATCAGGAATAGCAATTGAATTTTTAGCTAAATTTCAACAAGCCAAAGAAATGGAGAAAGAGCAAGAATTAAAAATAAAAATACAGTGTTTAAAAGAATCTTTACAATTTATAGATGCTAACTATATGGTTGAACTTCTGAATGTCAGAATATACAATATGGAGAAACAATTATTAACCTTTAAATCAGAATAGAATGGAAGCAGCTGAGTTTAAGACAATAAAAGATTTTCCTAATTATAAAATAAATATCAATGGTGTTATTATTAATAAGCATGGTAAAATTGTAAAGACACATAAGAGTAATGTGTTACAAGAGTTTTTAGGCAACAGAGTTAAATTGTATAAGTCAAAACATGAAAGAGTAAATTGTTTAGTTAAGAGACTTGTTGCTGATACATTTATTGGTGATGTAGAAAATATGAACGTAATTATAGTTGACATAGAAAAAGGAATGAATATAGATAATATGGTTATTTTAAGAAAAACAAGAAATCCACTTTAAATCAGAATAGAATGTTATTGCTTATAACGGAAATTAAATAGAAGCACTATGGAATTAGAAGAAAAAATATCAAAAATACTTTGGGACTATAAACACCAAAATAAAACCAATAAAGAAGCAACGGATGAATTATTGCTTTTATTTAAGGTTAGCGGTTGTGATCATTATTTCCCAGCTTATTACGATGAAAACGGAGATTTAAGATACCAAAATTGTGATCTTTGCGGTATTGAGCATGACCGCTAACGGTTTGCGTGTTTATGTCAGGCGGGCATAGCACGAATTTAAATATTAATCGCAAGCTGTCCGCCCGCTTGCATAAACACGCTGTTAGCACCAGTTTTTTATTATGGCAGATTACTTAGATTACTTTATAGCAGAAAATGAATTGACAAAGAAAATGTTTGATTTAGATGAAATACTTGCTTTTCAACTTGAAAATGATGTTCAGATTATTCGTGGTGAAGACTACCAATATATGTGTTACATTAACAAGTTAGTTTACGCAACAGGATTGACACCGATGTTTGCTTTGTCTTATGGCATCAAAGTTTTTAAGGAGCGTTCTTAAATTTGGTGCTAACTAATTGATAACCGCCATAAAATGGCGTATATACAACGAAACTTTTAAATCAGAATAAGATGGCAAAGATAACACTAGAGTACGACTTCAACGAAGAGAGAGAAGAGATGGAGTCATGTATAAATGGATGGAAGTGGAAGATGGTTGTATGGGACTTAGACCAACACTTGAGGTCGGAGTTGAAGTACAACGAAAAGATAACTGGAGAGGCGTATCTCGCACTAGAAAAGCTAAGAGATAAGCTACACGAATTTAAGAGTGAACACGGACTAATACTAGACTAATATGGAAGATGACGAGAAGATATCATGGCTGATTATATTCGCCATACTAACAGGGTTAATACTAATTTTTATGTTAATGCCATGACAGAGAAGGAGATACAGATGCTGGGGTTCGAGAGGAACTACGTATCAAAAGAAGAGAGTGGAAGTAACGCCTACCACTACTACACGCTTGACATTGTGAACGGGTTGTCGTTCATATCAAGTGCGAGTGATGAGGGAGATGAGTGGAGCATTAGGTTCTTTAATACTGAGCCAGAGATAGTTATAAATGATTTTGCTAACGCTCAAAAACTAATCAATGAAATTTGTAGATATAAAACTTGATGAGTTCAGACCTATAATGCTTGTGTACGTTGGTGAGTATATAATGCTTAGGGACTGGGTAAACGATGAGACTGAGTACATACCGAATGTTAGTGGAGACATGCTCAACGACACGGCTTTGTACATGAATACAATAGGCATAACTGTCAATGGTTACTCATCGTTGAACAGGGAGAATATGTTAATTTATACTAAAAACTTTGATATTAGTATAAAAAGCAATACGTTTGCCAAAGAAGATTAGCCCGAAGTACAAGGGATCGAAGATGGGGATAGCCTCTTGAACGTAAGTTAGAATGTTTCGGCATTCTTTAATCAATGCGCACTACGCCTTCCGAATCGTGTGTCGGCACAGTTTATACGTTCTGGGGATAATATAAAAACGTACATAGTCGGGTGGCGGAATGGTATACGCTTTAATGTGTGATAATATGTTGATGCAAATGAGCATAAGAACGAAAGAGAATAATAGGCGCACGTTAAGATTATAGAGTTAAATCTCCATTATTAAATGCAGGTTCGAATCCTGTCCCGACTACACATGTTTCGTGGTGGTTACATGTTTGGTTAAGTAAGTCTGGAGGGGTGGTTCCCTCCAGATTTTTTGTCTAATTAAAATTAATTGATATGTTATACTACAAAAAGAATTTCAAGTACTACAGAGTAAAGGGTTCTCTGTTGATGATTATAGCAGGAGTAGTTCTCTTCCTGCTGTACATGAAAAGCACGAAGCCAACCAAGGTGGTGAGTGTGAAAGAAAGAGTGGTGGTTCACGACTCTGAGCTGTTCACACCAGAACGTTTATACAACTACATCGTAGAGTGTGGAATAAAGTTCCCAGACATCGTATACAGGCAGGCACTACTGGAGTCTGGAAGGTTCTCATCTGACATCTTTTTATGTGGCAACAATCTATTCGGTATGAAGGTAGCCAAGCAGAGACCTACAACGGCAGTTGGTGAGTACAAGGGTCACGCAGAGTACAGGGACTGGAGGGCATCGGTGCAGGACTACGCACTATTCCAGTCTGCGTTCATGCGTAAGTACAAGACAGAGGAGCAGTACTACAAGGCGTTAGGTAAGTCGTATGCTGAGGATGACAGCTACATTAGGTTATTAAAAAACATGAGCGATACACTGCTCAATAAAAACAAGTAACATGGCAGATATAACGATGTGTGGAGGTGGAGAATGTCCACTGAAGGAGACCTGCTACAGGTACAAGGCAAAGCCTAATGAGTTTAGGCAGGCATACTTCTTTGAAGCACCTTACGTAGACACAAGTGATGGTGCAGTATGCGACCACTACTGGGAGCATAAAGGAGACGACAGGGTAGAGGATTAAATAAACTAAAATATTAAGAAGTATGAAAGCATGGGAAGAGATTGAAAATGACCCACACATTAGTCTATACGAGACGTTGAAGTCTCGGTACTACATAGACCACGGGTGTAAGATAGAACGATTCAACGATGGTAGGTTCGAGCTCAAGAACTTGATGACGAACTCTGACCACTACGAGGATGTTCCAGAAGAGATTGTAGAAGTTTTTGCAGAGGATGGATGGTTGATCGGTGCGTTTACCATGTGTGCCCACGTTTATAAGACAAGGGCGCACAAGGTAGCGTATCTTGTAGAGAGAGCTAGATTCAACGAGAACGAAGAGCTAGTAGACAGACTGCTAGGCACTTACGAAAGATTGAAAAAAAAATATGAAGATTATGAGATGAGGATTGAAAAAATTTCTTCATCTTTGTAGCCCTAAATGGCGAGGGGTATCAAATCGCCTTTAACTCAACTCAAATTAAATTTATTATGCATTGGAGACAAAACTTCAAGGACAGCGACAAGTATCTAGGAGCTGTCGATCTCTGGAACGACCAGAAGAAGGGTTACAACTCAGTTGTTGTAACAGTAGACAAGTTCTTCGTTGACGAGATGGTAGGACAGATGGGCAAGGAGCGAAAGGTATTCGCTAAGCTCAAGGAGTTCCAGAAGCCTATGGTGGTCAACGTAACGAACTTCAAAAGACTACAAAAACTATTTGACAGCGTAGAGCAGGATGCCTACCTTGGTAAACCTATTCAGCTTGGTGTTGAGAAGGTGTCATCACCAGAGGGTAAGGTTGACGCACTACGTTTTAGTGGACGACCAGTACAGGTAGCCAAGAAAGAGAAGGAGGTACTTACAGATGACGTGTTGCCAAAGGCAATAGCGGCACTGGAGAAGGGCTCAAGAACACTTGACGATATCCTACTTAAGTACTCAGTAACAGAAGAACAACTTAAATCTTTGAAGGATGCAGTTCAGAACTCATAACATAGCACCACTATTCCTTGGAACTGATGGGTTAACAGATAAACAGCAGGAGAGATTGAACGAGCTGTCTACAAGACACGCTAACTTTCTCACTGAGTCTGACCCTAAGCTCAAGGCTAAGTACAAGCTAACAGACAACATGGAGAGGGAACTCGATGAGTTGCTTTCCATGAAGGAGAAGTACGAGAACGGAGACTTCGAGCTACCAGATGGAGCGAAGACCCTTATCGAGGAGTATGTAGATGCTGACGTGTACCAGTACAGGACAACGTTCGACAGTAAGGAGGTTAGCAAGGGTAGAGATGAGGACGTTGAGAACGCAAGCATAGAGCTATACAATGATGTGTACTTCACGTCACATAAGAAGATACTTGAAGGAGATAAGTACTACGAGCTTTCTTACAACAGTATTGTTGGTCATCCAGACATCGTGTGTGAGGACACTAAGATGGTTAAGGATGCCAAGAGTTCATGGAGTAAGAAGACATTCCCTAAGACAGTAAAGAAGGCAGAGAACAGCACATATACTTGGCAGGTTCGGACCTATCTATACATGTTGCAGGGTATGACTGGTGATCGGGACTGGCGTTTTGGTGTGGTGTTTCACGCACTTGTAGACACACCAGAGGGCTTAGTCCCAGATTACGAGGACGATAGTCTCCACGTATCTAGCAACCTACAGGACAACATCAGAATAACTGCTGTACCTGTAGAGCTTACAGAGGAACACGTTCGTCACATGGACAGACGTATCAAGATGGCATTGAAGTATGCAGATAATTATAAACAATTTTTATTAAACAAAAACAAATGAATCAATTCAAATTAAGTGGCACAATCAAGATGATTGGCGAAAAGAAAGAGGTAAGCGATAAGTTTTCCAAGAGAGAATTCGTTGTAACGATTAACGAGACAGACAAGTATCCTCAAGACATTATGATGCAGTTAACCAACGCCAAGTGCGATGAGTTGAACAGCTTCATGGAGGGACAATCTGTAGACGTATCGTTCAACCTTCGAGGAAGGGAGTGGACAAGTCCACAGGGTGAGGTGAAGTACTTCAATACTATTGAGGCTTGGAGAATCGAGCTACAGGGTGGGGATGCTGTAGCTCCTGCTCCAACAGTAGTTGCTGAGGATGATGAAGAGCTCCCTTTCTAATTGATCAACAGCTACCCATCGTACTGGTGGGTAGCTTTTCTTAACGGTCTTAATAAAAATTTTTATGATTACATACTTTAAGTCATTATCAGAGACTGATAAGCCATACTATATTGATATAAGCAAAGCACTTGAACGCATACGAATAGGTAAGTCAAAGGACCTATGTGATAGGATTAGGCAGTATGCAGGACCAGAAAACAAAGCAAAAAGAAACGAGCTGAAGAAGGGTCTTCCAGCTATCTGTTTCTCTGGTACATTTACCAAGAGGTCCAAGGCTGCAATCGTTGAGCATAGTGGGTTTATTGCCATCGATTTTGATGGGTTTGATGACGAGTGGGTTATGATGGACTTTAGGCACTTTCTGACAAGGGACAAGTACTCGTATGCCGTATTCTTATCTCCTTCTGGTGATGGTTTAAAGGTAGTTGTCAGAATACCTAAAGACATTGATAACCACTTGAACTACTTCCTGTCTCTAAAGAAGTACTACGACATGCCTCAGTTCGATACATCGACAAAGGACATCAGTCGTGTATGCTTTGAGTCATATGACCCAGACATATATGTCAACGAGAACAGCGAGGTGTTCACTGAGATAACCACCGAGGAGTATAAGATATTTGAGAAGAGTACGTCAAGGAGTACCATTAAGTTAGACAATGCAAACGAGATAGTACGCAGGCTACTGGTGTGGTGGGAACGAGACTTCGGTATGGTGCAGGGTCAGAAGAACAATAACCTGTTCATACTTGCGTCAGCACTAAACGAGTTTGGTATAAATGAGCAGGAGGCTAGAGACGTGTTGCTAAGTTATGATGAGGGAGGAAAGGATAAGGAGATAATTAATATTCTACGCAGTGCGTACAAGAATACCTCAGCTCATGGTACTAAGTTCTATGAGGACAATGCGAAGGTTGATGCCATCAAGACTATGGCAAAGCAGGGCGTACCAACAGACGAGTTGGTTAGTATGAATAACCTGTTGTCAGCTGACGTTGTTCAGTCCATAGCCTCAGAGGTAGATGCCAACGATCCGACAGTGTTCTGGTCCAAGAGCAGTAAGGGTTCTGTCACGCACATCAATCACCTTTACAAGGAGTACCTAGAGTTCATGGGTTACGGTAAGTATCATGTTGAAGGAGGTAATGCGTTCGTGTTTGTCAAGGTGCGTAACAACATAATATCTGATGCATACGACACTACTATCAAGGACGCAGTTCTTAATGAGTACCTGTACAACTTGGACGACAAGAGTATATACAACTACTTCGCAGACAAGAGTAAGCTATTCAAGGAGGACCACCTATCATTCCTTAATACCATTAGACCTAATATAATTAAGGATGACAAGGATACAGCGTACCTGTACTACAGGAACTGTGCTGTAAAGGTTACTCTCGACAGTGTCGATATTATTGACTACTCAGACATAGATGGGTACATATGGGAGAAACAAATGATCGATAGAGACTTCGTTGTCTGCGACTACTCAGACAGCGTGTACAAGAAGTTTATAAGTAATATTGGGGGAGGAGAGACCGACAGGATAAGGTCTATAGAGTCAACGGCAGGATACCTAATGCACAGCTACAAGCCACCTAGTTACGCACCAGCAGTCATCATTAATGACGAGGTGATATCAGATAACCCAGAGGGTGGTACTGGTAAGGGTATCTTTGTCAGCTCTATATCTCACCTAAAGAAGACCGTGATTATCGATGGTAAGGCGTTCACGTTTAACAAGTCATTCCCATACCAGAGGGTATCAGCGGATACTCAGTTACTGGTGTTTGATGACGTTAGCAGACACTTCGACTTCGAGAAGTTGTTCTCCATCATCACGGAAGGAATAACGCTTGAGAAGAAGAATAAGGATGAGATACACATACCCTTCGAGAGATCCCCAAAGATTGTAATAACCACTAACTACGCAATCAAAGGTGCAGGTAACTCGTTCGAAAGAAGGAAGTGGGAGCTTGAGTTCGCACAGCACTACAGCAAGAACTTCACTCCAGAGAACGAGTTTGGCCACCAATTATTTACAGGGTGGGATTCACACGAGTGGTCTAAGTTTGACAACTACATGATTGCTAACTTACAGATGTACCTCAAGAAGGGTCTGATCAAGTCACAGTTCAAGAACCTCAGAGAGAGGAAGTTTGTTGCTGAGACATCGATGGACTTCTATGACTGGTGCAAGGACAGGTACAACAACATGACAAAAGTTGGCTCTGAGACGTTAGGGCAAGAGATGTATCGTTCGTTCACAGAACAGAACCCAGACTACGGACCTAGAGGTAAGATGTCGCTTCCGCTTACTAAGTTCTATAAGTGGCTAGACTCTTGGGGTGAGTATATGTTTAACGTCAGACCTATAACGTATAGGAGCGCACTAGGTAAGATGGTTAAGTTCGAGATGAAGTATGACGAACAATCTAAAATGTTTTAACATGAAAGAACTCAGAGATTATCAGAAGCAAGGAGCTATGAATGGTGTCGAGATACTCAATAGGTACAAGATACTATACATGGCTTGGAGCGTTAGAACTGGGAAGTCGGCTACCTCTATGGAGGTGGCCAGACTTTTTGGTGCTAAGAAGGTCCTGTTCCTTACAAAGAAGAAGGCTATTGACAGCATCACTAGTGACTATAAAGACTTTGGTTTTGATAGTTATTTTATGCAAACGATATGTAATAACGAGTCAATGCATAAGATAACATGCACAGACTTTGATCTTGTTATAATGGACGAGTCACACAGGCATGGTGCGTTCCCTAAGCCATCATCTGGAGCCAAGTACTTCAAGAAGAGGTTCGGGCATCTGCCTATCATTATGCTGTCTGGGACACCGTGTCCAGAGTCATTCAGTCAGATGTATCACCAGATGTGGGTATCAGCATACTCCCCATGGAGTAGGTACACTACGTTCTATAAGTGGGCATCTGATTATGTTGTTCCAAAACAAAAGAGGATAGGTGCGTTCATGTATAACGACTACTCGTTTGGTATAGAGGATAAGATAATGGGTGACGTTGCACACCTAATGACAACATACACACAGGAGCAGGCAGGGTTCGAGTCAGTGATAGAGGAGGAGGTTATACGTATAAAGATGAGGCCTAGAACATATAGCATAATGGATACGCTACTTGCTGACAGAGTTGTTGAAGGTAACAACGAGGTTATACTTGGCGATACTGCCGCCAAGTTAATGCAGAAGGTTCACCAGTTGTGCGGAGGTACGATTAAGTTTGAGTCTGGTAAGTCTATGGTACTTGATACAACTAAGGCTGAGTTTATTAAATCGCATTTTGCGACATCAAAAATCGGAATCTTCTACGTGTTCAAGGAAGAGCTTAACGCTCTGAGGCAGGTATACGGAGATGACCTTACTACAAGTATAGATGAGTTCAACTCAACTGATAAGGTTATAGCCTTACAAACTGTATCTGGACGTGAGGGTATATCCTTAAGAAATGCTGAGTACCTTGTCTTCTATAACATCATGCATAGCGCAGTATCTTACTGGCAGGCCAGAGACAGGATGACAACGATAGACAGGAAGTTCAATAAGGTGTACTGGATATTCACTGAAGGCGGTATAGAGGATAAGATCTATAAGGTAGTGAAGAGTAAGAAGAAGTATACTAGTAACGTATTTAAGAAAGACTATAAGATATGACACCTAAAGAAAAAGCTATTGAACTAGCATCAAGGTTCAGCACTACGTCAGTCAAGATGAGTGATGACTCACATATAGAGTATCCTACTGCTGTGATGCACGCAACAATATGTGTTGACGAGATGATCAAGATGCTACCGTTCACAGATCTAACAACATATATAGGCAGGTGGTGTGAACAACAGAGACAGTATTTAAATGAAGTTAAACAAGAACTAGAGAACATATGAGTGGAGGTTATTTTGAATACAGGCAATATAGCATGCAAGATGTTGCTGAGATGATTGAAAGAGAAATAGAGAAAAGTGGCAAACCATACTCTGATGAAGAACTCAAAGCTATGAGTTGGCGTGACAGCGACTGGTATGAGAAGTATCCAGAGGACAAGTTCCATTATAAGTATCCAGATGAGGTACTGACACAGTTTAAACTAGGAACCGAAATCATAAGGATGGCTGGAATATATATGCATAGAATAGACTGGCTATTATCTGGTGACGATGGAGATGAAACATTCCTAGAAAGATTGCAAGAAGATTTAAAGAAACTATATGAAAAAGATACTGACTGACCCAAACGTTCAACTTCTCATCAAACAGTTTGACCTTGAGATACCTAAGATGCACAATATACTGGTTGATCAATACGAACTTGATAATGGAAAGATTGTAATTTTATCTGCAAAAGTTTTGGATAGTGATTTGAATTTTGTTAAATTAGCCGACCAGAGTAGATTGATTGACCATCTACATATGTGTAACGTGATATTCGATGATAGAATCAAAGGTCCAGAAGTCGTTAATCGATGAGCTTGAACGCAACGGCTTCTACGTAATAAAATTATCTGTAACCAATAAGAACGGAATACCAGACATCGTAGCCTTACCTAAAGGCTGCGGTGCAGTATTCTACGAGGTAAAGCAGAAGGGCAAGAAGCCTAGCAAACTACAGGAGTTTAGAATAAAGGAACTAAAGAATCACGGAATTAAAGTATTTGTACATGATGGAGACACCACTGAAAGATAAGATTAATGTTTACAACATGGTCTTGAACGGACAATCTATAGACAACATAGCAATGACTACATCTATAGGTCACGTTACAATAGCAAAAATAATCAAGGAGATATCCTCAATTGAAAAATATAATAAAAGGCCAACAAAGCTTGGAATGAAAGACGAGCCGTATTATGAGTGTGAAGAAGATTATGCGCTCACTCCAGTTTACGAGTGGAATGATTTAAATTTAAATGAAATAGAGTTTTATGAAGACTATAGCAAAGGAAGAAGCCAATCCATCAGGTAAGGTTACACACTACGAGTACTACACAAGTATATCTCACCCAGAGCACTATGACAACAGCAAAGGATCGTTATATAAGTTTGCAGTTGATCACGAACTTAATGCATACGAGTTTGATATTATTAAACGAATAGTTCGTTGCAGGAAGAAGGGTCAGTTCAAGGAAGACCTAGAGAAAACAAAGTTAGTTATTGATTTATATTTAAAAGAACAGTTATGAAGAAACCATCAACAGCACAGAAGTATCTAGCACTAGCAATTATACTTCCAGTACTCGCAGACTTTATTGAAGACCTAAGAGATACAAACGTGTTCAGACATTCATTAAAGATGAAGGCAAACCTTCTAATCAATGAGATAAGAATAGCAGACTCTAAGTTCTATGAGCGCAGAGCGTTTGGAGATATCTCTGACGAGGAGTACATGAGAAGAATAACAGCAATTGCAGACCAACAAGTTATTGGAGGGATATCATTTAGACAGTGGGTAGCATCAGAATTTATAGATCCGTATGAAGAAGGCAGTGTACATAGTGACGATAGTGGTAACAATGAGAAACAAGAAGGAGGTGAGGAAAATAAGGAAGGAACTTTACCCAATGATTCTAAACGAACAAAAAGAAATACCACAGGAAGATCTAAGAAGTCAACTAAGGATGCTGCTAAAGAATGATGTAAAGTTTAATAATTTTGATAACTGGATATACAGTTACGAGATAATAGATTGTAAATTTAGTACTAATATATATGAAGCTAGTAAATTTAAAAAAGACACTAAAGACTTGTCTTAAGTATTACAAGAAGCAAAATAATGAAGCTAAAATCAAAGAATTAGAAGAAAAGATTGCGCAGCTTGATAAAAAGTAATACCTTTGGTAAAACACAAGGTAATGAACACTAACCTAGTTACATATGTAAACTCAACCATGAACGAGTTCCACGAGCTTGGTTCAGATCTTTACGAGGCAATGATCGATATGGATCATAAGGCTGTAAACGATACAGTGATTAAACTCAAGAAGATGTTGAGTGAAATACAAAAATCCTATCATGAGGAAACAACTTTATGAGTTAGCTCTAAAACTATATAGAGAAAACTTTTTATCAAAAACAGACGCAACCAAAAAGGCTTGCGAACAATTCGGTATAGATTACTCAGACTCAATAAGAAGAAGTGTAGACAGGTATATATCTCAAAACATTGGTAGTGTAGATGAGGGTATATCTAACGCATCAGACTCTGTTGATGTAAACTATGAGAACGTTGCGCATCTTTGGTTAAAGACAAAGGATGCCTCATTGTTTGTCAAGAATCCTTGGTATGGAACTAAGGAGATAGACTTCCAGTCTGTCATAGACTCGTGCATGTCTGAGTATCAAGAAGTACCAAAAATTGGTATACCTAAGTCAAGATCGTTTGATAGACTTATATGGACTGACGCTCATATAGGTATGGACGCACACGGAAATGGAATGTCTCTATACCCTATGGACTGGAATGAGGTAACCTTGATGTGCAGGATAGATATAATGGTCAACTTTATCCTTGAAAATAAGTCATCAAACATACTCATAATAGATGAGCTTGGTGATTTTATGGATGGCTGGAACGGTGAGACAACAAGAGGCGGACACAAGCTTCCTCAGAACATGTCTAACCAAGAGGCATTCGATGTTGGACTCAGAGCTAAGTTAAGGCTTGTTGATGCACTATCGCACCACTATAAGCACATAACCTGTAACAACATATGTAACGATAACCATGCTGGATCGTTTGGGTATGTTGTAAACTCTGCGTTTAAGAGTGTTGTTGACTGTAAGTATAGCAATGTGCTAGTCAACAACTACAACAAGTTTATATCTCACTACATTATTGGTGATCATTGCTTCATAATTAGTCACGGCAAGGACGACAAGAACCTTAAGTTTGGATTTAAGCCTATGCTTGATGCAAGGGGGGCAGAGAAGATATCTCAGTACATAAGACACAACAACCTATTAAACGAGTGTAAGTACATAGAGTTTAGCAAGGGTGACTCTCACCAGTGCCTGTTCGATATGTGTACGTCAGATGAGTTTGACTACTTCAACTTTCCTGCGTTCAGTCCATCATCACAGTGGGTACAGACTAACTTCAAAAAAGGAAGGTCTGGATTCGTTATGCAGAACGTAGATATGAACTCAGATAGGAAGGATATAAAACCCTACTTCTTTAATTAATAAAGGGCCAATAGGCCCTTTTTTTATTTGTTCTTATATTCATTATTGTAATATATTAACGTTTCGTTAGATATCCTAGATTTTGTTTGTTGCATTATTGTATTTAACTCGTTTAATTCTTCATTATCTAGACTAGATCCGTATCTCTTATACAAGTAAAACGCTTGTAATTTAGGTCTGTCTTCAAATACTATATTTAAAAGTCTAGTATCTGTACCTCTATTTTTTATATGATTATTAAACCTATTGAAGTATCCAACAAATTCTTTTTTTGTTACAGGATTAAACCTTTCTATAATCATATCTTGAAGATCTCTTCCAGTTAATGTTTTGCCAGAGTCGTATACATCACCTATATCTTTATACATCTTACCAACAGCGTTATACTCCTCATCATTTATGCTTATCTCTTGCTGTCTTTCTGCATCCAGCTCATCATACTTGAGTATATTTTTATTAGTAGTTCTAACAAGTTTCTTACTTACATTTTTTAAGAACTCGTCAGATGCCATTGAGAATGATTCGCCTAAAGTTGTTTCTTTACTAAATAATCCATTAGCTACACCATATAATAAAGATATAGTAGGATTTGTAGATTCAGAAGTTATTATTTTCTCAACCATTGCTTGAGTTCTGATTGGAGACATTCCGAATGCAGGAGCTATATACTTAAATAAACTGTTTACATTATCATCGTTTATACCCTCCATTTCTGGACTTATTTCTCTATCTTCCCATCCTCTTGGTTTTTTGAATATTTCTTCTCCCTTAAATGTATCATAGTTCAATCCGTATGCTATTCCAGCTGCAACTAATGGATTTCTTCCTGCAAGACCAGTAGGGTCAAATGGTACTGAAGATTTTAAAGTATTCCACATAACATCACCATTAACATCGTAATCAACACCTCTAGATCCAAAAAAGAATTTTGTAAATAATTGCTCTGCATATGTTGTAACTACAGACAGACCTGGTAGCTTTTTAATTCTTACATATTCATACTCACCATTCTCATCTTTCTTTCCAGTAAATATAATATGATAGTTAGCTTTTTCATATTCAGATATTGAGCTTAATGCATCCATCATTTTTTTGTTGCACGCATCTTCATCCTCTGCATCAGCACAAATTGAACTCATTAATGCAGATATTGAATATGCTGCAATACCTCCAGCCATAGTGGCAGCTTGAATCATACTACTTGCAAATGCAGCTGGTTTTTTTGCAGCAAACTCTCTTGTTCTTCTAAGACCTTGCATTCCAGCATTAAAGTATGGCATTACTGCATCAACATTCTTAGCCCACTCTCCACCTTGGTTAAAGTCAATAACCTCTCTAGCCTCCCTTACTGATTCATACATTATATCCTCTAAATCCTGTCCTTTAGGCTCTAGTCCATTGTTTTCCTTTTTATATTTTTTAATTAGATCACTCTTAGTTTTTTCATATACAGAAATTCTAAACGCTTCTTCAGATTTTTCACCAAGGAATGACATTGTTTTACCATAAGCTATCAATGCTTTTTGAGGATAGCTTACCAATTTATATTTAGATATTTTTGATTGTAAGTTCCTAACTCCATCAGCAGCCATATAACTCATAGATCCTCCATGCTCTAAGTATTCTCTTTTAATTTTCTTAAACTTAATTCCTGTAGCACTTCTTAAAAAATTCTTTACAAAATCAAAAGCAAGTCTTATAGCTCCTACAGGTTTAATCTTACCATAAACATCTGATAAGAATAAAATATTAGCAAAGTCAGCAGGAACGTTTCCAAGAATAAATAGAGGGTTACCAGACGTAGCAAAGAATCTTAACATATCACTACCAGTTAACTTACCTATAGTTTTAAGTGTACTAGGTACATTATTTACATCAAGAAGTTGATCAGCATATTTATTTTTCATGACCATTTTTCTCTTGACTCCATCCTTATAGAACACTACTTCTCTATATCCAACAGGAATTTTTTCTTTATCATACTTGTGTATTAATGAACCATCTTTTCTTGTACCTATTACTGGATTGTATTCATAAAACTCTTCTATCAAATCAAAAGTTTCTGAATCATTTGCATTTTCAAATGCATCAAAAACAGAATTAAGAAGTTTGTTTTCGAAATTTTTTCTAGCAGATGCATTTATAGACATCATCATCAACCACCTTGTATCAGCTACAAATGCATTTTCATTTTGATCACCAAGTCTTTTTATATCATCACTAGTTATTCCTAGAATGTTTGCTTGTTTATCTATCTGATCTGCTGATAATTGATCCTCTCCTATTAAATATTTTAATGTTCTAATTGGAGAGTACTCAATATCTTTTAACATATTATATACCTCTTCGGTTATTCTTCCAGATTCATATGATTCCTTTAAGTTTTGTTCATAAACTTTAAAGTACTCTTTTGATCTATTTTCAAAATTTGAATACTTTTTATCTCCAATAGCATTTTTTATTTCTTGTAAATCAGCTTCAGCTTGACTGGTAGAGTATCCATCCATACCTTTGTATGCTTTCATTCCTCTCTTAGCCCTATTTTCATTAATAGCTATAATACGTTTTGCATATATCATAGCATTAAGAAGGTCCATGTCTTTACTGTTAAGACCTTTATATATTTTTTTATCAGCTTCCTTAAATCTTTCTTCAGCCCATCCAGAAGCTCCAGCTTTATTAACTAATAAGTTATAAGCCCTCTTAGAATAAACACTATCAACCCCACTTATAGATCTCTTTATATCTGCCTGTCTATCTTCAAACTTTTGTCTATAACCTCTCCATATATCCTTTACTCCAGTTCTCTTAGTTCTTTCTTCGATATATTTCTTGTTTTTATCCATTATGTCTAAAGCCTTAACATTCTTTAGATTTCTTTGTCTTCTTACTTTAGTTATAAGGTTAGCATTCCTATCTGTATCTATTGATCCAGCAACACCTTCACCCTTAAATGTAGCTACAGTTCCATCCATTGCAGTTATAGTTGCCTTACTTCCGTAAACTATAACCTCATCTCCAACCTTATAAACGTTAGCTTCTCTCTCCTTAAATGGAATATTCTCTTCAATAGGTGTAAGTTCCTTAACTGTCTGAGCTCTCAACTCATCACCCCTCCAATTAGACACCAACATATCGTACCCATTGTCAGCAGCTACCTTTCCGATCCACGCAGCTTGATAGTTAGCGTTGAATGCCTGACCAGGACGAACCTCTAGAAACTGTCTCTTAGCCTCATCGTAGAAGTTTTCTACGTCATTCTGTAGGTAGTATACCTTGTCTTTAGGGACTACAATAGTATGTAGCACTGGACCAACTCCAGCTTCCTTCTGACCCTCCTGTGTATAGAACTGAGCTACACCTCCAACAGAGCTTAGTGCAGCCGCCTCTTCTCGACTGGTTATAATGTTGTCTCCAGATCTAGGCTGTATGGTTTCTCTCCTCTTACCAGAGTAGTGATGGAATATATAGTTTCCTTCACCATCTTCAGTAAGTTTATTTGCTACTTCTTTAGGAAGAGATTTTTGTTTTCTTGGAGAAATATCTTTTACTCCAATACCATATGGTGCAACTATTTGTATTTTTTCTGCCTCAGATAAATTTTCTCTATATTTATTTTTTATCTCATCAGGCATTATGTCATAAGAATTCACTATTTTATCTGGAACGCCTACTACTGATCCTAATATATCTGTTTCATATGTTGAATGATTTGATTTTTCTCCAAGGCCATCAGCCTTAAGAACTATCATTACATCGCCCATATTGAATTTATTAGACTCGTAAAATCCATCTCTTAAATTATCAAGATTTACAAACGCATTATATTTTTTTAACACTTTGTTTGCATTTGTATCTTTAGATTGTTGCTCATTAATAGCAAGTATAAACTTTTTTCTATCTGGACCCATAAATAAGTCCTCATAAGATTTATATTTATTTATAATGTTTTTTATTTCAGCCGTTGGTTTTGATTCTAATAATTCTTTTTTAAATTTATCAAATTTCCCAACGGATTCTATTCTTCTTCTGACTAAGTTAGTTACTGTTTTATTAAATAATTTTGATTTTTGTGGAGATCCAGATATAATAAAAATATAGTCAGATTTATTTATATTATTCTGCAATGTTTTTTTCTTTGCTCCAGATGCCCATATTACATTTCTATCTCTATTAACTGGATCTAATGCAAATGAAGGTCCAGCATCTAAGAAATGTTCTCCATTAATAACTGCATCATAATAATTTCCTCTTCCTAGCTGATCAGCTACCCAGAACCAAACTTTTTGATTGTTATTTGCAATTTCAGTTATTAATGAATCGATATCAATTAAATCTTCTTTTGTAACAAAAGTTAATTTTTGATTTTCATTTACTTTTACTTTTTGCTTTCTACCTTTACTTTCTTTTATAGTAGTTGTAACTCCTTCTATTGACATCATATTAATATCAGAAGCTTTTATAGTTTTTCCTTTAGCAGTTTTTCTAGCGATAGTATTAAGTACGTCATAAACCTCATTTCTATTAAAAGGATTTAATCCAAATGCTTTAGCTATTCTGTCTAACCATCTCTTAATTACATCCTTCACAGATTCTGGAGATGACTCATACTGTTCTGCGAGTACACCTACAAGTTCTGAAACTTTTTCTTCGTTCTGTATATTCTCCTCGTATTGAGATGCAAAATCATCTAAGTATTTTTTTAACTTTGGATTACTATCTATCTTCTTAGATACAGCCTCGATCATTTTTCTTGTAGTCGCAGCTGCATTTGCATCAGTCTTAACTGCGTTAAGAAGGACTGCATGGAATACCTCATGGGCCACAGTTCTTGCGTTAGCCTGTTCTAAGTTAATGTGTATCTCTCCAGTTGCAGGATTGAAGTAACCTCCAGACTCAACATCACCAGTAGCCGCAGTGAATGATTCCTGTGTATCATGAACAATAAACTTTGTGTTAGGTAGTATTCTAGAAACTGCTTTAGCTGCGTTAGCAACTATCTTAGTCATCCTAGGTTTAGATATCTGAGCTGCTTGATTATCAATCTCCACATCCGTGCCAGATATAACTGTGCCCATTGATGATTGTGAAGCAGGAGTAGGATTAGTTCTTATCTTGGTATTATATCCAACTGAAAATGTTTTTAATCCAGAAGCTGTTTTTACTACAGAAACAAAGTTGCTCTCTGGTGAATAACTTTGAAAACTAAAGTCATCATCTTGTTTTACTCTAGGATTTATAGTTCCATCTTGATATACCAATCCTTCTGAATGAGCTACAGCTTCCTGGTTAAATTCATTTGCAAACTCTACCGCATCATTAAAAGTTAAGTTAGGAACAAAGAAAGAGTTCTCTGCCTGATCATATTTACCAGTAACTCTTCTAGGTTTATATCCTCTACTTTTTAACCATTCTTCAGCTTTTTTATTTAGTTGTGTATTCTCTTCCTCAGTCAATGGTTGAGCCATTGGATTCTCAGCTGTAAGTAAACCAAACTCACCCTCTAACTCTTGCGATAACTGTTCTACATTCTCCTCTTGAAGGGTTTCAGATGTAGCCTCAACGTACTCTGGTCTTGTTCTTTCTTCCCTCCTTATTTCAGCCTCTTCATTTGTAGGGTAAGTTATCTCAACATCAGAAACAACAGCAGTTTCTCCTGGAACTATATTTACCTCTTCAACATTAGGTTGTTCAACAATAGCTTCTTCTACTGGCGTAGTCTCTACAACTGGTTGCTCAGTAACTACTTCCGTCTCCTGGACCCCA